GTTCTTTGAAAAGAGATACTACACCAAGAAACTTATTCAGTTCATAGATAGCAAATTGCCTTGGAAAGGTTTCTTCTACGTTTGCTTTAGCGTACACAGAACGTGATTGTGGAGCAACAGTAGTAAGAATATTACCTGGGTTAACAAGCAAGTTATTATTAATAACTGAAAAGTTCTTTAAAATATTAATAGTCTGTTCACTAAGTTTCATAACAAATATCCTTTAATTACTTCTTATTCTTTAATAGCGCTGGATCAGCAGTAGCTGATGCACCAATAGAAGCAAGAGCGGGAAGCTTACCATTGAATGTATAGAAGCCTGAATGCGCCATATGCATCCACGGACAAATCCATACCTTACCGCCCATCTTACGTACGTTTTGACAGAAGAGATAATCTTCTGATAGATAACGCTTAGATGCAGGATCGATCTCTGCTTGGAAATACATTCCAATCTCACGCGACCCATCAAACGCAGCAGTACGAACATGATCAGGCTTATACATAATTTCTGGATAAGCTGCCACATACTGATCGAATGTCTTCTTACGAATCATCATAAATCCAGTACCAATCTCGAGAACCTCTGCAGGCTCATCAAGACGAATTTCTTTAGATTTAGCGCCGTTTTCGATAACAGGATTAAAAACAAAGTCGCCTACAAAGTCTTCAAGTACGTTAGGATCTTTATCAGCAACCCCCTTATCGACTGCTTGCTTTACCTTTTCCCATGTAATACACTTCTTAGGATAAGGTCCACCGATAACATCATAAGGTGAATTATCATCTTGCAACGCTAAAAGTGCAATAACATCTTGAGGATTAAATCCAATATCAGAGTCAATAAACATAAGATGTGTAAAATCAGAACGCAAGAATTCATCCACGCAATAGTTGCGTGCACGAGTAATAAGTGATTCATTAAATAGGAAGTATGATCGCATTTCAATACCATACTTTACTAGCATCGATGTCAAATCACACATAGAGCGAGTGTACATACCTGTACAAGCACCACCATACATCGGGGTAGCAATAAAGAGCTTTTTCTTTCTTAGCTCTTCAAGTTCAATTTTAATTTCCATTTTTTATTTCCTTAGATCGTATATGACAGGTAGCCTTATTACCACGAACCATCATCAATGATGAGTTCTATTCTTAACATTAATATTCTAATAATTAAATGATGCATCTTTGGTCCTAAATCATTAGGAGGAAAATAATTAAAGTAAATTTTCCAACTACATGGATTTAGAGTAAATGTTATTAACAGGTTTGACCACTTAAGATAATCAATTATATTTTTGATCATGCGCCTTGCCGATACCGTAATCTCCATCATATTTCTTAAGAGATTGAGACTTAAATAATAGGAATTGACCTACTCGAGTACCCTTTTTAATAAGTGCAGTACCTCTAGTTACATGAAGTGCGCCAGCCATGACACCATTATAACCTGAATCATATAACCCGCTAGTAATATATACACCATTACGATTAAGAGTAGAGCGAGTAATAACCCACCCCGCTTCATCAGCTCCCACAGAAATAATATTTTCCATAATTATTTCATATGAGCCAGGGTCAAGAGTATAATAGCCGTTCTCATCTGGATGTACTTCAGTAGAACCTCGATGAATTTTTGTCTCTTTGCCATCATCATCTTCACCGATAACAAAAGTATTTTGATTAATAGAGAAAATTTTACTCACTCTAAGATCTACAGCATTAGGTTGAATATCTGCTTCAACTAAATTAGTAAGAGAAGATCCAGTCTCTTTAGATGCAATATGAATCATCATGAATTATATTCCAAAATAATAAGGGTTTTCTACTGTTTTAAAGGTATCAATTGACATTATACCTTCACCTGGCAAAAATTGCCAGATAATATTAGGCATTAGCGATTCTGAATCGTTAAATTTAGTTGAGGATATGCTGTGCTCTTTATCAATAAAAAGCGGTGATATCTCATTACGAAACAATCTCAATCCATCACGCTCACTATAGTACACGCATGAGAATGTACCATCTATATTATTTATATTGCCTTGATAAACATACTGATGGAGAATTAAATAAGTATCCCAAGAAAGATAATCTAAATCACCATTTTCAATAAAAACAGTATTACGTGACATATTTTTTACACAATGATCTTTAATAATACCATTATGCCAAAGACTATGTACGCCTATAGTAGCTGGGTGTATAGTGTTAGCTCTTTTATTACTTGTAGTGGGAGCTTGCATATGTGCTATTGCATAATGCCCTTCAGGTATATTAATGTCATTAATAGGCAATTCACCTAAATCTTTCTGCATAAAGGTGATTTGTCTTTTAAGGATATCATAGTATGAAAAAGAGTAAGAGTGCTGACCTCTATACAAATTAAGCTCAGCTAACTCTTTTAACTTTTCAGTACTAAAACTACCAAAAATACTACACATTAATAATCTGATCCACCTTTAAAAAGAAATCTATCCCATTCAACTGATCTACCAGGTTGATATTGAATAGGGTCTCTCATATTTGCTTTAATAAAATTTTGAAGACGTTCAGAGCATGACGGGCAAATACCGCATGAACGACCTTGTTCATCTGGATCATAGCAGGTAAGAGTATATTCTAAACGAACATTACCTAGTTCTTTAGCTATCATAAGTTCATCATACTTAGAAAGAAGACTAAAAGGCGCTTCTAGTTTAACTTTATGAGTACGATTTTGATCTGCTACTGCATTCATACTATCTACAAACTTCTGAGTAGTATCCCAATAACCATATTCATCATGCACTTGTAATCCGGTAAACACATGACTTGCTTTATTAGCTTCTGCAAATGAGAATGCTAATGAATTAAGAATCATATTACGGAAGGGTACGTATGTCTTAGGTTGAGGATCTCCAAGCACATCCTTAATAGTAGGCATATTAACATCACTGCCACCAATGTTAGCAGAGACGTTCTTAACAATATCACCTAGAATACCTAGATCAAGAACCTTATGTGCTACGCCAAGATACTCACATGTCTTAGCTGCCATTTCAAGTTCTACTTTTTGCTTCTGTCCGTAGTTATATGAAAGTGCAAAGACTCTATTTGCACCATACTTACGTACAAGAATATAAGTCATAATAGTAGAGTCGAGTCCTCCGGAAAGAACTGATATAACATTATGTTTAGTATCCGGAACGCGGTCCAAGGCTTTTTGCAAATTCATACTGAATCTCTTCTTCTAAATACCAAAGTGCTTTTTGCAAGTCTTCAAGTCGCTTATTAGGGTCTTTCTTACCTGCACGTGAAATATATTTTACTGTATTACCTAAACTAAATCCAAGGTCCCAAGCGCGAATAACCTTAATTGCTTCATAAGGATTATCAGCACCACCATAATGATCTGGATGATCTACTGTTTCTTGATTGACATCGTACTGAGTAGATATGTAAGCAGGGTCTTGCATTGTAAAGCTAACGTTATCTACACTAATAGAAGATCCTACTGCACCGAACGGTTCTGTTGAACCCATAGTAGCTAAAAACGGCTCTTCTGCTGCACTCTTTTCAAACATATTACTCTTACTAGCTTTTGTCATTATTGCCTCAAAGTTTTAATATTATTAATTGATGAATTATAAAGCATAGAAGCATGTTTCATAACTACCTCTTTATTAGTAGCGCGAGCTGGATTAATATCTATACCGCCTCTACGTGTATAAAGACAAGCTACAAACAACTCTTCTGGATTAAGTAGATCATATAATCTCTTATAAATGCATTCACAAATTTCTTCGTGAAAGTGATTTTCTTTACGCATAGATACTAAGTATTGGAGTAAAGATTCTGAAGTAATTGTATTATCGCCTTTAATAGAAATAAAAACATCACCCCAGTCGGGTTGATTAGTTACTCTACAATTAGAGCGAAGTACAGATGACTTCCATTTAAACTCTACCGATGAATTATTAGTTGGTATAACTTGAAGAATCTTAGGATCTTCATTATAATGATCAAACGTCATACTTTCAATGTCATTAACATATTCAAGCTTAACAAATGCTGACTTATATGGCTCATTAATAGGTTCATATGAAGGGCTTTGATCATCACAAAACGAAACATTCAAATCATTTTCATCAGCTAATCCAAGAACCTCTACAAGATCTTTACGGATAGTTGCAACTGCGTTTTCAGTCACCTCTTTAACGCTTTTACCAAGCCTTGCCATATTATAAGAGTTCATATAAAGCTTGAGAGACTTTGACTCTACAATATTCTTAGAGCTGCTAGAATATACACAACGAATTACTCCACATACAGGAAACCCATTATCAGTTAATGCAGAAAACTCATAGCAATTCCAAGTATCAAAACCTTCAAAAGGAAGGATGTTCTCATCAATTGCATACTGGGTGCGGTTAAGATAACGAGGAACGCCTACTAAAAGACTAGGGTCAATATTATCTGGCGTAACATAAGGCTTAACTACTGAACCATCACCAGCTTTACCTAAATGCTTTGATGCAATATCTTCAATTTTTACCATTCTTCTTTTCCTCGTATGCAATAGCAAATTCTAAAAATCTAACTGCTTTCTTAAGATCTTGAAGTACAGGATCTTTATTACCTGCTCTCCAAATATACTTAAAAGCTTGAAATCTATTATAGTCTGTAAACGTATCGTTCTTCGTACCTTTACAAAGGTCTTCAATAACATCGATACAGCTATACAATGCATTACCTGCCTTATAATGATCAGGTTTAATTGCGTCAGACATTATTTACTCCTAGCTCTCTCTCAAAATGAGTTGAAAGAAAGTTCTTCCATGATCTAAATGAAGTTTCTCTAATTGTATTATAGAGCTCTTCTTTAGAAATGCAAGTGTTTTCGCAAAATACTTTACTTACAATTTCACCACCATCAAGCTCTTCAGTAACTTTATGCACAACTGAGCCAATAAACTCATATTTACCTAAATCATTCCATACTCGCTCTTGAGGATCTTTACCTTTAAGTTCAGGATAAAGATTAATAGCGCCTGGATGCCCATTATATACATCATGCATTTCACATGCTTCTGGAGGCAATATTCTCATATACCCATGTAGAGTAACAAACTGCCTTTTATACATATGCTTAAATCCAGCGTGAATAGCGCTGGGCGACATCATTGTCACAATATCTTCTGGAATATTATGACGCCAATCATCCGAGTTAAAGTTATTAGTAATTACAGATGTAGGCCATATATCAAAATGATCGCAGATCCTTTTGAGCTCGCTACCAGTATTACTAAAGAGCGCAATCCAAGGTTTCACTTACAAAACTTTCTAAACTGTTCAATATTACCTTTAATAAATTCTAGTTGAGTATCAGTAACACTCTCAGTCATATAATCAATAAGTTTAGTAGAAATCTTTTCATCTAAACCATTAGGTCTATACGCTACACCATTTAATCCATGTACTACAGGATTGGAAGTATCTACAGAGTCAATCCACTTATAATCTTTATAAGCTAAAAACTCTTGAGGTAATGCGCATCCAAGAAGGTGATGAGGTTTATTAGTATTAATAATACCATCATTAAGCAAATCTTTCAATAGCTTTTGACGGCCAAGCATCCAAGCATAATACTTATTATCAGGCTTTAAATATTCTGTTGACTTAATATAATAAGAGAAATCAAATGATATAGCAACCTTATCTACAAAAGGTTCAACCCCCTGATAACACTCTACAATTTCATCGTAGGTAGTACCTTGAATAGCTCCAATAGACTTAATGGGCTTTGGAATATCAAACTTTGAAAACCACTTATTAAGACTATTAAGAGTACCACTTGTATCTTCTAATACATCAGGCACAATATACCAAGTAGGGGTTAAAGTTAAAATCCAATTATGATATGAATCACCATCGAATGCATATCCTAATTCAAAAATAGAATTATCTAAAATAACTTCACGTCCGTTAATAACTGCATCTTTAAACATGCGATAGTAAAACATATTAGATTCAAATAAGTGAACAAGCGCATAATCATAATCAGTCATGCGCTGTACTTGAGGAAAAATGCTTATTGGTGCTTCATGTGCTATCTTCATTGCAATCTCTCAATCATTTTATTATCTTTATGTACCCAAAGTAGTACTGAATTATTTTTTGTTACTTTAAATCGATGCGCATTATCTGCTGCATACTGAATCATCTCTTCACGGAGATATCTGTATATCTCTTCTTTTTCTAAATCTACACCGTAAATCTCTTCTGCAGTAGAAGTATAAAGCCACCCAGGTTTTCCTTTTGATGTAGCAATTTCTACTGCAAGAAAATCTTTGTATGCATTAGTCTTAACATCCATTGTAGTACCTTCTACAATGAAGTCAATCTTTTTATTAACTTGACTGTCAATATCAGTCTTATGCTCGTAATTGATATTACTTTCCTCTAGATAATGTTTGACAAGTTCTTCACCTGCATCACCTTTAGCTCCTGCAGCACCGTGTCTACCTTCAGCATTCTTATACCACGTCATATTATTTTACCTTAAGTCCATAACCAGAAAAGGCAAAATTTGTAGCAAAGTTGTCAAGTTTTTTACCTGAAAGAGTTTGAATATCTCTAAGCGCTTTTACTTTAGTTTCTGTCTTAGCATGGGAAACTGCGAGAAGCTCTTTGAAAGCTTCTCGCTTCTTTTCTGTAGTTTCTGCTTTCCATACCTGTTGTATGTATTTGTCAAGATTAATCATAGGTGTAAATCTCCATTTATTAGCCTATAATTATTATAATAATATCAACAGGTTAAGAAATCAACTGTTATTTTTTATCAATGATTTCAATTAGTTACAAGAATAACGACTTGTTTGTAGCTTAATATTACTATAAAACTCG